CATAAAATTGTTTATACAGTAGCTTCTAATATGAGTACCAAAGAAATCAAACAACATTATCCTAGCGAGGGGTTAAAAATATGACTGCCATATCATTAGAAATAAATAAAAGAAAAGCCAAATTAAATTTTGAGAATATACTCAAACACCAATTTATTAATTGGAAATCGGCACGAGATCGATACATTATTGAAAATAATAATGTGCCATTGTGCGAGAGAAAAGACTATAATGCATTAGATAATCTTTATAAAAGATAATTCTTGACAGTTTTTATAGCTTGCTATATATAAGCGATTGTATATAGCGAGATATAAAAATAATTTTATATCATAACCAAATGGGAGACAAAAACTATGTTTACTAAAAGTCCTTACCAAGTAATGAGAACATATAATAGATTATTACTTGATGATTGTATGTTTGAAAATCCAAGCCGATCTACTTATACTAAATGGCTTGCAAGATTTTACAAAGAGTTCAACAAAGCCAAACGAAAATATCGTGATTGGGATAACGATTATATCAATGTTGATGATGTAATTGATTTTGATTTCTGTGATATGTTTACAAATAGATATTTCACTTATCACGAATGGACAAGATTTGAAAATAAATTACACAATTTTCAATATAAACTAACTCGCTATAATCAAATACTAGAAAATCGAGATATAAAATTATTCTATCGCTTTATGGAATGTTTTTTAGATCAAGTTAATGATGAGAAAGCAGAATTATTTGAGTTAAATTCTTGTGAAAATTGCGGTGTCACTATGGCAGATGAGGATTCAGTTTCAGTTTATGGTGGCGATCAAATTGTATGCCTTGATTGTAGAGATTCAGATTATTATTACCATGATAGATCAGATCAATATGTTCACAATGAGGACTGCGATTATTCAGAATATGATGATGATGATGAGGATCACGATTCAAATTTTGAAGGGGTGTACCGCTATGATTATGATGTCATGGAAAGACTTTCCAAGATGTCATTACCTCACGAGCCACGAATAACTCGCAAGACTTTGTTAGGTGGTTTAGAGGCAGAATGGGAAGCCAGAAATAATTGTCCAGATGATTTTCCTCAGACGATTGATGATTTATTTGATGGTAGATACTGTATGTTCAAAGGTGATGGCTCACTAGGTAATGGGTTTGAGATGGTGACTGCTCCATGTACCCTAGCATATCACAAACAGCAACTAGATAAATTATTCTCATGGCATAATTGGACTGATAATGATGGCAATACATACGTTAAGGCATGGAATACTGATACTTGTGGTATTCATGTACACCTCAATAGAGCCTCGTTTACTTCATCACAAATTGGTAAACTACAAGTAATTATCAATGATGAAGTCAACAGGAATTTTATTGAGGCAGTCGCAGGTCGCAAGGCTAACGATTATGCCAAGTTCAAACAGAAAAAGATTACTGACGGCAATCAACGAGATTACAATAAGTATGAAGCCGTAAATACTGCTCATGCTAGTTCAATCGAGTTGAGAATATTCAGAGGCAACGCAACCAAGAATGGCATATTGAGAGTATTAGAATTCTCATTCGCCCTTGGTGAATATGTGCAACAATGCAGTTTCAACGAATTGCATTATAGAGATTTCTTGAAGTGGTTTAAACTACCAAGAAACAGAGCAGACTTTCCATACATCAATGAGTGGTTTGTTCGCAAAGGATATCTCAAAGATAGCAGACCTAATCGTCTAGTATCTAACGAGATCAACGAAGCTATTGACAATGTTGTCAATGGTTAAATCTTAACTAAATATAGGAGATAATAATATGTGCTTAATAATACAAACAAATGAACCAAAAAAAGTAGACATTGACTTGATGGAATGTGCCTACCAAAATAACAGTGATGGCTTTGGTGTCATGTTCTACAACAATGGCAAGGTACACACACACAAAATTGTACCCAAGACTTTCAAAGATATTACTAAAGTGTGGGATATCTACAAAGATTTAGATACACCAATGGGTATTCACTTCAGATTTACTACTGAAGGTGAGACAACTCGATCACTATCACACCCCTTCCAAGTTCTAAATGCAAAAGAACATGGTAGAGACTTATGGGTAATGCATAATGGAGCAAGATTACCTACACCAATGATTGATGATAACAAGTCTGACACCCATCAATTTGTCAAGTGGATACTGCGACCTCAACTGGCTCACAATCCTACTATGTTATACAATGTTGAATGGCAAGATATGTTAGCCGAGACAATAGGTACTGACAAGATGGTATTTCTCGATGGCAAAACCAAAGAGTTCACCATCGTGAATCCTCAACAAGGCAAAGAAGTAGCTGGTGTAGGTTGGGTATCAAATACCTATTCTATCAATCGTGGGGTAGGCTTCAACTATGACATCAACAAAGGCAAGAAAGTTCCTAACGTGGTTTATGGCAACTATGGAAACGGCTATGCCTACAACGACAGATCATATCAGTATGACTTCTCTTATGATGATTCATGGGATTGGGATACTGACCAACCAAAAGATAGATATGGTAGAACATATGCCGAGACATCTGTTGATCTAGCTCAACCAGAAGATGAGTTATTGACAGACAAAGACTTCTTGGGGGCATCTCAAGAGGATATACTTGATCTAGTCGAACTGAATCCTCTCGGTACTGCCGAATGGATCTGGGGTTTGTCAAACCTTGACGACAATCGAGGCAACAAATAGTATAACACCGAGTGAACACCGATAGAACACGATACGTCACGAATCTTATACTAGGGGTGTCCAAAGCCTCTAGTATGTTATACCTAACTATATATACTATATATAGTAAATATATATATAATAATGATCGTATATTATAAGGGTGTGGGGGTAGGTCTCCCCGAAATCGTGACCATACGTGTTCATTCGGTGATCTAGCGGTGTTCAGTAGTGTAGAAAACTATTGCAATTAAATACCAATATGGTATAATACAATATTCAGTAAACACATTTGGTCGAGTGGAAAAAGTCGAACTGTACAGGAGATAAGAGCCAAAGAGAACTGAAGTGAGAAAGGTTTATGTGTTTATTTTCTCACACCCTATCGGTGAGTATGTTGAAAGCCGACCACTAACTACGAGCCTATCGGTTAGTATGAATCAGGGGGGCAAGGATAAATTACCAAGCGAGTGAAATCGTTAGCTGATTATACCTTACTACCCCCACAACTTAGGAGAATATAACTATGAACAAAGGATATAAATTATGGGTAGCCGTTTGGTTTGTCTTAGGTATGCTGTGGGCATGGGCTTTGGTTGCAATATTTGCAGTCACGCTAGAGTTAAACAGAGATACTCATGTCAACTATACCAACATGACAACTGAAAAAGAAATGCCCGAAATAATAAATACTGTTGACACAATACCCGTTGAAGTATATAAGCTAGAGAGAATAGAACAATGATTGATGTACTATTCTTTACAGCTATGCTAGACGCAGAGATGTGGGAAGTAGTTGTGGTTGTCATAGCTACTATATTATTAATATAAAACAAGGAGGACTATATGGGACAAGTAAAAAATTGGTTAATGGAAATGCAAGAATACTCATGGCATTTGATTGACGAAATGGCTGAACAAAACATGACACTAGATCAAGCACGAGAAGATTTTGTGGCGAAGTATGGACAGTCTCAAGTAACTGTACTCAATGATATGATTGCAGAAAATGATGACGAATGGCGAGATCAATATCGTGATGTTGATTACATGTTAGATGACGAGGGCTTTAGACATGGCTAAGTTTTATCTAGATAGATACTTTGCAAAGGCAGATCAGATAAGATTCGATGCCCCTATCTACGAGTATTGGACTGATGATGATGGGTATGAGCAGAGAGATACAGTACGAGAAGGCACAAGCAAAAGAGCTTTGTGCAAACAAGTAAAAGAAACCAATGTCCCTATCTATTACTTCCGTAGATATGTTGGCAGAGCCAGAGACGACAAGCATTATATCAATCATCATTATGGTAATAAGTTTGGTATTATATCAAAGACATGGGGGCGACGAGTTCTTATCATGTCCAAAGATATGCACAAACAACTAACTGACGAGGCTCTTTTATCATTTGACAAGACACCAAAAATAAAGTATAATAAGCCTTCAGACAAAACGACCAAAGAAAATCCAGACTTTGCACAAATGCTTAGGGAATACTTTGATATCAACAGAGCACTGACAGAAAGTAATTCATCATGATAAAAAGATCTAATAAAAACAATGAGTTAACCAAAGTAAAGATAGGCTTTGCTGATATAAATATCGAGAGGACTGAACCCTCGTTCAGAAAAAGCAACACCGATTGCTTCGGTCAATATCTTTCAAGAGAAAATAAGATAGAGATACAGAAAGAAGTAAGTGGCATTGACTATGCCAACACTTTACTGCATGAGATTTTACATGCAATCATATATCTATCGTCTCTCAACGCAGATGGGGGAGCATTGAAAGATGATGACGCAGAGGAACAAGTGGCAAACACTGTAACCAACTGGCTGATGGGGGTATTTAGAGACAACCCTCAGATACTAGACATCATAAAGGAAGAAGTTAATGCACTACAAAAAAGCTGAGGAACACCCATACAATAAGAGTATGGCAACCATTGAAAGACGATTAAAGAACTTACTCATTGCAAAGGATAACGCACCAACAAAAGATATGAAGAATATATGGGAAGATAAACATAGACAGTTAGTGTCTAGGTATATTCGTACATGACAAATCTATTTGTATATGGCACACTAAAGAGGGGGCATAGGTTGAATGGAATACTCGATGGACAGAAGTACAAAGGCGAGTACCATACTGCCCCCAACTTTGATATACTTGATTACGGTAATGGAATCTTTCCTATCGTAGTGCCGAAAGAAAATGGGTACAGTATTAAAGGAGAATTATATGAGGTTGATGAAGGAGTCTTTCAAATAACCAATAGTATAGAGATTGGTGCAGGTTATGAGCCTGTCCAAGTGAAGCTCGTGCCAGACGACATAGAAGCTACAATCTATGTGTATACTGACGAGCCAGATATTAATCTATCCGATGATTTTATTATCGTTACGGACAACACGAAAGAATGGAAACATGGACGCATTTGGTAGTATTTATGGGTGGATAGGCACTCATGGATTCTTTCACTTCTTAACGATAATGGCAGTACTATCGTTACCTAACCCCCTTGCTATTATATGGCTTGGGATACTAATCGTAGGAAAGACTGCTTCCTACATAGAATATGGAGAACACAATGCCAAGAAATAACTATGCTTATAAAGGTACTAAGTACAACAAGAAAACTAAAAAACAAGAATGGGTTCCCGAAGATGGGGACTTTATTCTAGATGGATTCGATGATCACTCAGAAGATATCTTCAGTGATGGTTCTGCGCGAGGGATCTTTGATGACACAGATGATTATGAATACCAACAGGAGAATGCAAATGGCTTACAACCCGAAAACTTACAACCTATTCCAACAGATAGATATCTCAAACGCTTTGGAAAAGGCTAAGAAACATTTAGACGAAACAGAAGAAGAGTCACCCTCCATCTGTATCAAGAGTGACAAACCCTTTGCTTTAGCTATGAGGTTCAACAGATACATCAGAGCTTTTAAAGAACAAATGAAAGGTGAAGTGGATATAGATGAAGGCAAGTATGACTTGCTAAGAATTGCTCACGACAAAGATGTGGTGCGTATAACACACTCAATGGAAATGAAACAACTTGAGTTAATCAACGAACAAACGGGAGAGGAACTATGAAAAAGACTTACTGCTTAACTAGTGAAAGAAACAGAAACATAATTGTACAGTCTAACAAACTAGATGATCTACGAGCTGTTAGAGATAAACTAAATAAGATTGACAAAGATTTTATAAAGAGTACAAAGATAAAGATAAACGCAGTTAACTTTGAAATAGTGGAGAATACATTGCATGATTGATTTAGAAAAAGATATGAGGAAAGAGTTTGAAAGATGTGTGAACGAACTCAAAGAGCCTTTGTTAGATATGTCAAAAGAATATTCTACTGGGGTTATCATGGGAGCAATGCTCGAAGTAAGTCTTCGTATGCTTCTGATGTCAGTAGGTACAGCAGGGGCGCTCAAGATATTTGGTGCATCAGTTGCCAACATAGCAGAGCTTGGGCCTTTGATTGACAAGATGGTAGAGAGTGGTGCAGTTGTAGACCCTCTTGACTTTACTTCGATTACTGGTATAAGAATAGTACCAGACCCAGAAGAAACAATACATTAACAGGAGAAACATTATGGCAATACCAAAGAAAAAATTCAATGTAGTAACAGGACATATGCATACTAAACATTGGGAGGTTGAGGCTTACGATAAAGCTGACGCAGAGTCACAGTTAAAAACATTGCTGGAAAGTTTTGATTATGACAAAGAAACAAATCAATACTATTCGAAAGCATTTAAAGAAAACTTAAAGACCATACCAGACGCAATCGTTATGGCAGTAGAATCACCAAATGAACTTGATGATAAACAAAGAGCGGAGCAACAACATGTGGATTGAAGCATTGAAAGAGGCTAGCATTTCTATTGCGTGTGCATTAGATGATGTTAGTGAAGTAACTAAAGAAGACTTAGAACATATACAAAAACAAATAACAATACTGGAGAATAAATTTGATGAGTGAGTACAACCATTTAACAGAGGGAGACATTCGGTGGATTGAGAAAACAACTGAAGAAGCCTTCACACCAAAAATGAATAGAGACGCATACATTAAACAACAAGAGAGGGAGAACGACACATGGCTAGAGACGATACACAAGCAGAAGAACTAATAGTACCCACTGAATATTTAGAGATGGATCCCGTTGATCTGGCTCAAGACGATAAAGGTATTGAAACTATCATTACTTATCTACGAGGTACACGAGAAAATATAAAAGCCGCCGAGAAATCTGGCAAGAGAATCACTGCCAAAGCGGCGCGCACTAAACCAAAACAGTTTGATCAAGACCCATTGGCGATGATCTTAAAGGACGTGTAGTGGAAGAACAAAATAAAAAATATTGGTATCTGAAACCTAACTTTAGAACCAGTGAAGCATTAGTTAATGAATTAAAAAAATATGATAGTGTGGATGTTTGGGATCTACACAAAACATGGTTGGCTACAGGCACAAATGGAAATAGATCAAAGACATTTCAATTTGAAGACAAACAATGGGAAAGAATCTCCAATAAAACTAAATCTCGTAGCGGAAAAACTACAGCTTGGACAACATATTTTAAATGCTTAGAGACAGAAGAAGTTATTTATCAAAACAAATCACCATTTGACAGATAAGGAAAAGAAATAATGGAAGAACAACAAATCAATCTTAAAATGCATGAACTTCCTCAAGTAATATTGATGGAAGCACAACTGCCAATGCCAATGGTAGATGATCTCAACACATATCTTGACGATCTTATGGTAGCAGAAGACAGAGAAGATCATTCTAAACATTTGGTAGGACAAATACAAAGCGGTCAACAACTAACCATGAATGCAGAAGACGAAAAAGTTATAAGGTTTACACAAACTATTAATCAACTTGGTATGGAGTATGTTAAACATTTTGTCAGAAGAATAGGTTCAAACAAATTATTCCCAGACAATATGCAAGTGGGAGTAGATGAGATGTGGTCAGTTCACAGTTATGAAGGAGACTACAATCCTATTCATGATCATAGTGTGCCATCTATAACAGGACTAGCGGCAACTACTTGGACTAAAGTACCAGAACAAATAACAAAACAAAAAAGTCCCAACGATGGAGAGTACAATTTATTTGGAGCATCTGGTAACAGTGATGGGTTTCTTGCTTTTAATTATGGTAAGACATCTTCATTAGATAATCCAATGTTAAAACCACCGACTACTTGCACCATTCAACCAGAGGTTGGTAAGTTATTTATCTTTCCTATATGGTTACAACACATGGTGTATCCATTCAAAGGTGAGGGCGAGAGAAGAACTATTGCGGCAAACTTATGTGCATGGCACACAGATAACGCAGAAAAAGAATCAGTAATAAACAAAATGTACAGGGGGTAAATATGATGGACGATGGTATAGGATATATAGAAGCACCACACTTTCCTAAGTATGTGTGGCAAGAAAATGGAACAGCTAAACAAATGGTATGGGATACCTCTAGCTTGTCTGCTTTCTCATCATGCCCCCGCTACTATAATTATCAAAACTTATTAGGTTATAAATCTAAACAATACTCATCAGCTACTGGCTTTGGGTCAGCAGTTCATGAAGGTTTTGAAGAATTAGATCGTGGTAGATTTGAAGGCAAATCAAAAGATGAGTCTGTCAAGAATGCTATCAAGTTAATACTGTTAGAGTTTGGCGAAGAGTTATTACGCACCGAAGATAAAGCTCGAGGACTTGAAGCAACCATGCGTGCTATTGTGTGGAGAGCAGAAGAGTTTTGGGAAGACAATATCAAGGTAGCTACTATGCCAGATGGAGACCCTGCACTTGAGCAAAGATTTGAAGTGCCTTTCTCTGTAACAGGTGAAAGATTGTCTGGTCGTATAGATAAAGTTGTAGAACTAGACAACGAACTTTATGTAGTAGATACTAAGACTACCAAGACAGGCTTGACTAGTTATTACTTTGCAAACTTTACACCTAACAATCAAGTGTATGCATATCTATGGGCGGCAAAACATATACTAAAGTTACCTGTCGTTGGATTCATAGTAGAAGCGGCACAAACTGGTGTGAACTTTACACGCTTTGAACGTGCAGTATTTAAAGTTAATGATGAGGTAATACAAGAATGGTATATAGATTCTATGCACAAGATAGATTTATCTAACATGTATGCAAAAGACAATTACTATCCTGCTGACTTTACTGCATGTAGCAATTATGGTGGCTGTAAATTTAGAGAAGTATGCAATGAAGCACCCTCACGCAGGCACATAGTTGTAGAGTCAGACTTTGATAGAGAAGTACACAAAGACTTGCGGAAAGAGGACAATGTAGTTGCTCTTCCTGCCAACGAATTAGAAATAGAGGTAGAACTAGAATGAAAAAACTAATTGATAAAATTTTAGATTTACTACCAGGACTAATTATACTAGGCTACTTACTTTATGTAGTCATAACAGCAATAACTTAAACAGGAGAAACTATGGGAAAATATTTAAAGACACCAATGGATCATAAGATTATAGACTATCTATCAATAGAACTATTTAAACTAGATCCAGATAATAAATATCTTAATAAGTTTATGTCTATGAAAACTGAAGAAGGTTATCATATAACTAAAACAATTAATGCGTTCAAGAAAACTAACGAGCTACCAACAGGATATAATACTGATGGTTCTTGGAAAGAAAGTTATTGACGGATTGCAATTAATTTGGTATAATGCAAACACAGGAGAAAAATATGGCAAGTATTAAACAACACGCATCAACTGATGTAACTAAATTATTACTGGTAGGCGACAGTGGATCTGGTAAGACTGCGGCGCTAGCTTCATTAGCTAATGCTGGAAAGAATCTTCGTATACTTGATTACGATGATGGTCTATCTATATTACCAGACCTGCTAACTCCAGAAGGAGTCAGTCGTGTATCTTACGTAACTCTTAAAGATCCAATTGGTAAGGCGGAAGCTTTTCGTAAGGGGGCAAATCTAATTGCTAATTGGAAAGATGGAGATGAAGACTTTGGTTCTGTTAAGACTTGGACTAAGGACGATGTGCTTGTAATTGATAGCCTCACTCTTATGGGTGAGTCTGCATTGCGTAGTGCATTAGTATTTAATAACAAGAAACCAACAGAACAACCTTCTCAACCAGAATGGGGAACAGCGGCACGAGATGTGCAGCACCTCATACAATATATAACTGGTTCAGAAGTTCCATGTAATGTTGTGGTGACAACACACATGCAGTACATGGAGGGGGATTTGGGTGTGAGTAAATCATATCCAACTAGTGTCGGCTCAAAGCTATCTACAAAATTGGGTCGATACTTTAACTGTGTTTGTAGAGTGGACACTAAGAGTTCAAGCAAAGGCACAGAACGTTCTCTAAGAACTGTATCGGATCATAGAATGGATCTTAAAGTTCCTGCGTTAGACATATTAGAACCTAACACAGAGCTTGATCTTGCGAAATTGTTTGATGCAATTCAAGGGAATGCGAAGAAGAAGTTGTCAAAACCAATGTCAAAATAGGAGGTATATACCATGACAGGATCAGACGTGGGTGACTTTTTAAGTATGTCACCAAATGAAGTACCGCAAACGGTTACTTTACCAGAGGGTAGTTACGATTTTGTAATTACTAGCTATCGTTCAGACAGAGTAGGTGAGAACCAAACTCCGTTAGTGAAGATAAATGTAAAAGCTACAGGAGTTATCCAATCAGATTTGGATGCGGCTGATATAGCTAATGCAGAACCAACAAGACTAGAGTATTGGGCAACGCCTAATGCTATGAAACAAAAGAACCCAGCTATGTCTTTGAAGAGTTTCTTAACAGATGCTTTAGACATGGACCAGGATCAATCTTTTGGAGAGTTGCTTGAACAAGCAATCGGCCAGTCTTTTTCTGGTGTTGTGAAACACGAGATGGTTGGTAAGAACAAAGATATATTACAAGCTTCTATTAAAAAGATTATTAATAAGTAGTTTGTGATAGCATGAGTGAGTACGCAGTACATAAGCGGGTTGAGTCACAGATTCCAGATTCTGGGAATTCTATTTGCATAGTTTTAGAATATCCTACGACTACCGAATCTAGACTTAACAAAATAAATACAGGAGGCATACAGCAAGTATTGAATCCCATGTGCGCACTCGCAGGCATAGACGCACAATCTGTTATGCTCACTCATGCATTTCAACTGAAGCCAGCACAAGAAAATGCTCAGTTCTTTTTCCATAAGAGGAATGAGTATAAGGCTATCAAGAAAGAAGGGGAGTGGCAGTCAAACTATTCTCCTTCTCAATACGGATTTTTAAAACAAGACTATGAACAAGATATTGAAAGACTATACAAAGAGATCAATGACTTCAATCCTAACATTATAATTACAATGGGTGGCTTGGGTCTGTGGGCATTAACAAACATAGATAAGATAGGATCTTACAGAGGAGCACTAACATATTCAAACGTGGGCAAATTAAATAGAGCATACAAGATCATGCCAACATACAGTCCGTTTGCAGTTCTTAAAAACTATTCATTCAGACCTACAGTAGTAAGTGATTTAAAAAAAGCAGCACAAGAATCTACAACTAAAGATATAGAAAATACTGAAAGAGAAATATACATAGAGCCTACTTACGAAGAGGTTGTACAATTCTTTAAAGAATGCAGAGAAGAAAACAGTGAGGACAATCCTTTATCATTTGATATTGAGACAGCAAGTGGGGAGATAACTTGTATAGGATTTGCCCCATCACCTAAACGATCAATGGTCATACCATTCAGAGATATCACAAAGAAGTCTCAAGCATTCTATGATTACACTACAGAGATAACTATCTGGAAAGAGATAGCTAGCTTATTACAAGATGAAAAGATAATTAAGGTAGCACAGAATCAAACTTATGATGTGTCTTGGTTGAGTTATAAATACGGAATAGATGTAGCAGGAACTGTACATGACACCATGCATGCACAACATTCTCTCCAGCCAGAAATGGAAAAAGGATTAGGTTTCTTGGGATCTATTTATACTAATGAAGGAGCATGGAAGAACCTTACAAGTTTTTCTAAGAGTACCAAAGCAGAGGAATAAACTTTTATGAAACGTCCCCAATACTTTGCGGCAAAGCCGTTGGAGGAAGAATACATTCCGATAGAGAATGAAGTAGTATTGTGGCGCTCAGTACTTGATCAAGCTATGCAAGACATTGCGTACACTGGTGTAGATAAAGAGTATATAAAGTTTAGAGAAGACGCAATCGAATGGTTGTTTAATGACGAAGAAGACTTTGATTTAATATGTGACTTTGCTATGTTAGATGCAAAGAAATCGAGAGAAGAATTTTTTTATATAATGGGGGTATCAAATGACAAGCGTAAAAGAAATGACTGAACTAGTTAAAAAGATAAAAGCAAAAAGAAACGAAGACCCAGTAAACTTTCCGTCTCATTACAACAAGGGAGACATAGGTTGCATTGATGCAATCAAGGCTTGTCAAGGAGATGGATTCAAATATTATTTACAAGGATCTGCTTTGAAATATATCTGGCGATACGAACACAAAGGCAAACCAATTCAAGATTTAGAAAAAGCTAAATGGTTTATTAACAAACTTATTGAAACCACACAGGAGAGGGATGATGAGGATAATCAAGAACACGGAGATAGCAACTCAAGAGTTAAATAAGGAACAAACTCTTTGGGTATATTGCGGACTAGACTGCTCACTCACTAGTGAGATATGGTCAAAGCTATCAAAAGAATTAGACGATACAACTAAGAATACATATCAGTTTGAACTTAACAGTTTAAAGCCTGCACTCAGTATGATGTTGCGTGGGCTAAAGGTTGACGAGATGAAGGCAGGAGTAATCCGGGCCCCCCTTGTCAAGAATAGAGTTATGGTTGAGCGCATGTTAAACTTATTTGCTAATGCAGTATGGGATAAAGATCTTAATCACAACAGTCCTGTACAATTAAAAAGTTTTTTATATGAGTGGCTTAATCTACCGCCAGTAATTGCATACACTAAAGGTAAACAGAAAGTATCTACAGACAAAGAAGCACTAGAACATTTACGTAAAGAATATCCTCGTGCTCGTCCATTCTGTAATGCTATATTATCTTTACGAGATATAGATAAACAATTAAATATTTTAAACTGTGAGCGAGATGATGATGGTAGATTGCGTACATCATTTAAGGTTGCAGGCACAGAGACAGGTAGATGGGCAAGTTCAGAAAGCCCTTGGGGTACAGGAACTAATCTACAAAATATTACAAAAGATATGCGCGAAATATTTGTACCCGATGAAGGCAACGTATTGTTTTATGCTGACTTGGAACAAGCAGAGTCTAGAGTTACGGCTTACGTTGCTGGAGATGAGGGTTACATTAATGCGTGTGAAGGTGAAGACTTGCATACTCAAGTAGTTAAAATGGTATGGCCTAATATGGGTTGGTCTTCTGATCTTGCACAGAATAGAGAGCTAGCAGATCGTCCTTACATTGGACACTTTAGCTACAGAGATATGTGTAAGCGAGCAGGTCATGGAACTAACTATGGTCTATCGGCTACTTCTTTAGGTAGACATTTAAAGATAAAACTATCACACGCAACGAGGTTTCAATTGCTTTACTATGGTGGAGTGATTGCGCTGTCATCACTGGAGAGATGGCACAAACAAGATAAGGAAGGTGGTTTCCAAGAACTAATTGATGGGGGCACGATAATAGGGACTGGCCCATCTTCCTTAGTCAGAATACAAGGAGCGTTTCCAGGCATACGTAAGTGGCATGATAAGACTGCGAAGCAGTTGCAACTAGAGGGTACACTTACAACTCCATTAGGTAGACGTAGACAATTCTGGGGCAGACTAGATGATGCTACAACATTACGTAAAGCTATTGCGTATGTACCACAATCTACCATTGGAGATTTATTAAACATAGGATTGTATCGTGTGTGGAATGAATTAAAAGATGAAGGTGTTGAAGTACTAGGACAAGTACATGATGCTATCTTGGGGCAGTTTCCTATTGGCAAGGAAGCTGAAATCATTCCTAAAATATTAGAGCGGATGAAAAATCCTATGCAAGTTAATGGCAGAGAAATGATAATTCCTTCTGATTGTGAGACAGGTCTCGATTGGAAGAACATGAAGAAATGGAAACCACATGAGTAGAAACTATACAGACTTTGTAAAGGCTTCAGTAGAAGCAGTTGCAGACAGTCCAATACCAAAGCCGTTTGCACAATGGAGTGCACTTAGCGCAGTAGCAGGTGCGATGGGCAGACGTGTATGGTATCCAATGGCTAACTATGATATCAGATCTAATCTATTTGTAGTATTAATTGCACCACCCGGTCGTAACAAATCAGTAAGTTTAATCTTACCATTTACTAAAGTGTTTAGTAGGTTGACCACACCAGTAGGTACAACAGAAGATGATCAAAACTTTAACTCTGGATTAGATCAATATGGTCTACGTAATTATCCTTTATATATGATTCAAGATAGAATTACTCCAGAGAAATTAGCAGTGGACATGACAAAGATTACTAGGCTAGACTTACGATTATCTAGTCCTGCTTTAGATGAATTCTACGACTCGTCTATCACATTAGTAACCTCTGAGTTTGGTACATTTATGGGCAGACACGAGAGATATCTTCAAATGTTTATGACAGACATGTGGGATTCTAAAGCAGAGTACAGCCACAAGACTAAAACATCTGGCGAATACATTGTAAAAGGCCCATGTCTTAACTGGTTAGCTTGTGCTACACCAGAACAATTTGTGGATAACTTACCAGAAGATGCTAGATCTCAAGGACTATTGTCTCGTATGTTACCTATCTATTATGATGGAGAACGTATACCACAATCATTAGTACAAGAAAGAGTCAGCGAAAATACTGTCAATAATTTGCGTAATGATTTAGCAGATATATCTAAAATGTATGGGCCAATGACTTTTGATGAAGATGCATTTAAAATTGTAGACGAAGACATCAAAGCTGGTATACCGCCAGAACCTACTGATAATCATTTGTCTGAGTATGTACAACGTAGAGTATCTCACTTTATTAAAGTAGCTATTGCAGTCTCTGCATCAAGGAGGGGCACGCGCAAGATCATGCTAGAAGATTGGGAGTTTACAAAAGAATTAATGTTTGCGGCGGAGAAACAAATGCCTAAAGCTTTAGAAGGTTTTGGTATGGGAAGAACTGGCCGTATTGCACATGACATGGTGACATGGTTACATGGTACACTATTTAATAATGGAAGAAGCCACATGCTTTTGAAATTATTTAAAAGAGAATTGCTACGAAAGATTCCAAATCCTGGTGAGTTAGAACAAACCATCAAGGCTATGGAAGATTCTGGGTACATAAAGGTCGAAGGGAATGTGGTTTTTCCATGTCGAAAAGACGTCTAGTACTCAGTAAGTTGCGATGGGCGAAAGCTCTCGATGAACGTCCTGTATTTATACCCTCTCCAAGGTTGACAGGTGTGAAGAGAGCTGGCGTGCTTTATGAAAATAGAGTAGCCAATTATATGAAAGCTATTTATGGTGCAGAAAATGTATTGCATGGACAGTGGTATCAGTATGAAGACAGAAGGGGCGTAGGTTACTGCCAATCTGACATAGTAATTTTACCACACGGAGATGTCAAAGATTTAATTATACTAGAATGTAAATTAAAATCTAGAAGAATAGCAGAAGTACAATTGCGTTATTTATACAGGCCTATAATAGAAAAGCTATACCCAGATACCAACATAATAATGGTACAAGTATGTAAGTTTTTAAACCCTAAAACAAAAGGGGTTATTATAGATGATGTAGAAGACATGTATAAGCAAGACTTATCTACATTATATTTGAGGACATTTGCATAATGTTGTGGACAGATCTGCACCAATATGTTATAATGTACTTTCACCACATTAACAAAAA